GGTGACAACAGCCGCCGCACCTTGGCAACCTTGCCGCCGTAGTCAAGCACCACATTGGTGACAGTCCCGCGTATCGGATACCAGCGGTTGAGCGCCAGTGACGGCGAAATTTCCCACTCGCCACCGTTGTCGACTCGGAACAATTCGCTGATCGCGTCGAGGAGCGGCTTGCCTGGGTCGTAGGTGCGGTCACGAACCGTACCGGACGTTGCACCGACGCCGTTGGTGACTCCCCAGTTTCCGCCTGACAGGGCTTGTGATGCGTTGATGAGGTCCCATGCGATCGTACCCTGGTCGACGGCTGCGAACACTGCACCGGCGGTATCGACGATCCGATAGGCGAGCATCCCGCGGTAGTCGGTGGCGGTGAACTGGCAACTGTGCGACGTTTCGTTGACGTCATCGGACTCGGGTCCGATGCGTCCTCGGAACAGTTTGATCCCGTCGCGGTAGACGTGCAGGTCGGTTTCCAGAGCGTCGATCTCTGCTGCCTCGCTGCTGCGACCGTCGAGGGAGAACTGTGCAGTGAACGGGGCGTCGACACGCATTGTCAACGAACGACCGTACGCCTGACTGAGTTCGCGGCGTTCAACACCCGACGGCGGCGAGCCACCCAGCACCCACGTCCACACCGTCAACGCTCACGTCCTGACGATGCGGTACGCTAGGATGTAGGGCTGCATGACGTTATGAGCGGCTCCTCCACCTGTGGTTGCAATCGTGATGCCGGTGGTAGCGGACGCGGTGTTCGATGTTGCCGGATCTCTAACGGTCTGAAACCCGGAGCCGGTGCCGCTCAGGATCGGCACTCCGTTCTCAGGGTCGTTATATCCATGGACGTGACCAGGATCGGTGGGTGCGTGAGTGTGCGCGGGCATCTCGCCCGTTGTCAGAGTGTGGAGTTCCTCGCCACCTGTGCCACCAAGCGCGTTGGCTGCAGCCAAGCGACCAGCATCAGAGCCGCCCTGGTTGTCGAGTGCGACGAGGACACGGCCACGGGAGTCGGGCAGGTTGAAGTTCGCCCCACCGCCGCCGAACGTGTAACCGAAGTGTTCGAACAGTCGAGGGTATGTGGCTGTGGCGAGCGACTGCCCGGCCTCGATCAGCCACCCGTTCGGGGCGATCGGATTGTAGGTTTCCTTCGTGGTACCGGGTGTATCCCGCAACCCTTGGCAGAGACGCATCCCGGTCACCCCGGCCGGGCCTGTTGCGGTGTAGGCGTCGTGGATCATCGAGTTTGTGATTGACGTCGTTGAGGTGGTGAAAGGCCCGATGATCGCCAACGGTAGACAAGAGTTCGGGATCGCGGGAATGACCGGTGACGCCGCAGCTGTGCCGGCGATACGAACCAACACCGCGTTGCTACCGGCGGCGCCGCCGGCGTTCGGGTCGTTGATCTGCATACCGACGACGTCATAGCGGGTGTTCGACCCGGTCGCGACGAACCCGGTGACGTTCACGATCGCATCGTTGAAGACGTTGTAGTTGCCCTGGTTCGCCTGATCGTCACCTTGGACGATGCACGCACCAACAGCGACGTCAACCGTCAGGTTGGCACCTGCACCCCTCTGCGACACCTTCAGGTCGACACGGCTGGCGACTCCTTCGTCCCAATCGGCTGCGCGACTGTTGATCCGGTCATGTTGCGCGGTGTAGGTGCCGCCCTGCATCCATCCGGGTACGAAGATCGTCATCGTGTGCTCCTAGAGGTAGGCATCGCGCCAACTGATCTCTGCAACGGTGGTCGCGGCGGTGTAGGTCGTCGGGTGGAACCGGATGAGGTTGTCGCCCGGTGACAGCGACCACCATTCGCTCGCCGGGTAGGAGAGTTTGTCGTATCGCGAGTTCGCAGGATCCCCGTTGAGTAGGATCGTCTTGGTTCTGGTGTCGATCTCAAGGAACTCACCGGCAGCCAACGTGAGCCCGACGAAGGCCAACGACTTGCCTTGCGTGTCGTTGTCGAGCGCCGGCTCTGTTGCAGGACCGTAGATGCGGATCAGCGGGTAGGCGTCGGTGTTTCCGGCGTTGTTGACGGTACCGGACCCGATCGCCGCTGACGGCGGATAGGTGCGAGAGAATGTCAGCGAGTAGGTGCGACCGGCGGTGGCACCACCGGATGCGAAGATGTTGGCGACGTGCAAGTCGGATGATTCAAGGATCCCGAACGGTGCGACCCATTGCACGGTGATCGCCGCCGCCTCCGGGTCGTCCTGGGTTGATTGACGCGGGGCGTCGCCGATGACGTCAGAGTATTGGGAGCGCCGTAGCTGGATGCGTTGCTCAGGTGCGTCCGCTGCGAGTTGCACGTACATGATCGGTCGCAAACGAGGAGCGGTGAACGATCGGAGTTGCTGCCGAAGGGACCATAGGTTGACGTCGGGGTTGAGGATGACTGAGAGGGTTACGTTTCGTGCCCCGACAAAGGCGGTTGTGTCGATGGTGCCGTCGGCGTCAGGGGCGTCCATCATCACCGGTCGTGTGACCGCGTCACCGAGGTCGAGCGCCTGTGCATAGACACCGGCGGCGACGTCGATCTGTAGGGTGGCGATCCCGTCGCCTTCGAGACGAACGATTGGGTAAAGGGTCATGACGCCATCGCAAAGTTCGCGTATCGGAAGAACCCGTCGGCGTCTACATCGTTGTGCACTTCGAGGTGTTCGATATTCATACCCGCCTTACCACCAGGCAGGACCGACAGACTCTCCGTTGCCGACATCATCGCCTTCGTCTGCTGGGCTGTGTAAATGAAGCCGGGTTGCCTGAAATCGACCAGTTCTGGGCCTTCCTCACCGACAACGGTCATCCCCTCGCGCCAGCCACCAGTGGCGCCGTAGTTCACATCTCCCGGTCCAGTGGAGCGAAGCCCGATGAAATCACCGGCGGCGGTCGTCACCTGACCCATCGAAATGTTGAGACGCAACTGTGTGTCAACCGACGACGGGATCGCGGCGAGTTCGGCGATGTACTGCTCGATCGCGACACGCAACGGCGACCCCGGAGCGAGCTGCTGTGCCTGCACGGTGAGTGAATCGATCTGTCGGCGAATCGAACTATCGGAACCGAGCGCGGCACCGTTGAGGGTGCCGTACTGTTCGGCGACCTTGACGATCGAATCGTACGCGGTGTTTGTCGCCGTGGTTGCCTCTTCGGTCCCAACCTTGTGCTTCGCTAGGGTGTCGTTCATCGCAGCGACGTCGAGCCCAGCCTGGGCTGTGGCGTCCGCGAGGTCGTGTTTCGACTGGATGGCGTCGAACTCCTTGCCGTACAGATCCTCAGACTTTTCGCGTTGACGAACGAGCGAATCGGCGAACGCGTCCGATTTACGTTGCGCCTCTTCGGTAGCGGCGGCGATACCCTCTTTGGCTGCCTGAGCGAGGGCGTCGGCGGCGGCGAGATAACCGGTTTTGAGGGTGAGAGCGTCGGTGGATTCGGTGAGGTCGTCGGTTGTGGTGGCGTTTTCGGCGTTGGTTTCGGCGAGCTGCGCTGTGGCGCGATCCTGTTCTGCGATCGCCGCACGCAACGAGATCGTGATTCGTTCGTCGGCGCCTTTCGCCTCGGCGGCCTCCAACGCCCGCTTCGCGCCTTCGATGTTCGACACGGCGAGCTTCTTGGTGACCTCGTCGAGGCTGAGGCCGTTGACGACACCGGCGGCGATCGACTTGCCTAGCGTGTTGAACACGTCTTCGTCTGCCACTGTGGAAAGTTCTGCGGCGGCGTTGGCGATGTCGCGCAATCCGTCGGCGGCGTGCTGCGACCGTAGGTAGAGACCGACGGCGGCAACTCCGAGGATTGCGAGCGGTCCGATAGCGCCTTTCGCTGCGGTGCCGAGTCGGGTGAGTCCACCATCCGTGGCGACAAACACAGCCTTCATCGTGGCGAGGGTGTTGCGGAACTTGATCACCTGACCGACGAGAAGTGAGATACCCCCGGCGGCACCGAGCGCGAGGGCGGCGATACCGAGCCCTTTACCGATCCACCCATCTGTCGCCTCGTTCAAGCCTGCGAACCCTTTGGCGAGAGATGCGACCGTTGAGGCGGCAATGGCGATCGCCGGGGTTAGCGATGCACCGAGCGACGCCGACGCGTTCTCCAACTCAGCCTTGGCGATACGCGTCGCGTTCGCAGCCGAATCGGAGGTGTTCGCAAAGTCGCCTTGTGTCTTCGCTGTCTGCTCCATGAGCAGCCCGTAGCGGGCTGTGACCTTCTCCGATTCGGTGAGTTCCTTGCCAACAGCGCCGATACCGTTCGCTGCGGCGTAGGCGTTAACCGCAGCGGCGGACAGGTCGATGCCGAACTTCTTGAGCGGCTCCGTCTCACCGGCAAGACCGGATTGGAAGATTCGGGCGGCTTCGCCGACGTCGATGTTCATCACCGACGCGAAGTCGGCGGCGCGACCGGTCATCTCCTTCATCGTCCCTACGACGTCGCCACCCTTGCCGGCGATCGTCGTCGCGAACGATGAGAACTGGACAGCTAGTCCGTTGAATTCGGCGTTCGACAAACCGACCGCTGTGGCGGCGTCTTCGCCGAGTTTCAGGATCCCTTCGGCGGCGGAACCGAAGGTGACCTTGACTGCGTTGACTGATTCACCGAGGTTGCTAGCCGATTTGCCGGTAGCGAGCAGACCGGCGCCGATACCACCCGCGACAGCGAGAGCACCGATACCAAACTTGGTGAACTTCTTACCGGTTTCGTCGAGCGACCGGCCGGCGCTGTCGCCCGCCTTCTTCGCCGCCTGCTCGACCGGGCCCGAGAGTTCCTTTTCGAGATTGGCGCCGATCCCTTTTGTGGTCGGGATGATGGAAACGTATGCGGAGGCGATTTCAACAGCCATCTAGTTCACCTCCCGCCTCTGCTCGACCATTGGAAGGCCACCTTCGCGCCACGCCTTCAACACCGAATCGATCTGTTCCTGCGTCTGGCCACCGCGTCGTTTGCGCGACTTGACGTCACCGGGGCGGGCGATCGGTTTCGGTGGGGTCGCCTTATCGGTGAAGCGACGATCCGACGCGGCTACATACGTGTAGTAGTTGCCGATCTGGATTGCTTCGATCACACCGGCGACGAGATGTTCGAGGTCGCCCCATCGGGCTATCTCACCGGCGACCGCCTGAACGTAGGCGGACTCACGGGGCAGATGGCGGAGCAGAACGGCGAACCGGCGGAATGTCAGCTCCGGGGTGCCGAGCGTTTCCGGGTAGCGGACTTGGTAGTAGCGGATGAGGTCTGATTCGATGGCGTCGCCGAACTCGGCGAGGACTGCGACGACGCCGGCGATTCCCCCACGTCAAGCCCCTGCTGTTTGGCGATGATCGCGTTCAAGACACGCCAGTTCCCACCGACTGTGCAGAACCGCTGATATTCGGTTTCGCCGAGTGTCAGGATCACGCACTGGCGGATGTCACCTTCGCGGGCGGCGACCCAGGCGGCGTCCGGCCACAGATCGGCGGGTGGCATCTCGATCTCGGTGCCGTCGGGTAGTTCGATAATCGTGGACGCGTCGGCGTATTCGCGTTCTATGAACGCCTTGAGGTTGACTCGGGGCATGGTGCAGGTTCTCCTATGTGAATGGGTGTGCAGGCTCGGGTTCACCCGGCCAGGCGAACCTGCACGGAACACCCTGGCCGGGTGAGCGTTACGCCGAGACGGTCGCCGTGGCGAAGTATTGGTATGCCTTCACGTTCGACACGTCAGGGAAGCATTCGATCGTGATCGGGTATCCGAGTGCGACACCGTTCTGGTAGATGAGGTCGCCGATCTCGATCACTTGACCGTCGGGAACGACGGTGCGGATCAGATAGGTGCCGTCGATGAAGTGCAACACCCACGCCTTGTGCGGAGCGATCGCGGCTTTGAACTGGCCGACGCCTGCCGTGTAGTTGCCCTTGAACGCGATGGCGAGCGAGTTCGCGTTGGTTTCGATCATGGTGAATTTGGCGGTCACCGAATGATCGGTTTGTACGACTCGGACGACGTCAGCGTTTTGGAACGCTTTGATCTTCGTGATCGACGCGGCTTGGCTGAGGGTCACCCCGTCTTCGCCGATGTAGCCGATGGAGAGGAACGCCACATTCAAGGCGGCGGCGGTGCTGGTTGGGAGTGCTGTCCCGGTGGGGGCGTGGAGAAAATCGCCGTTACTTGGGGCAGTCACGTTTGCTGCTACGAGGGCCATGACGGCCTCCTTCTTGCTTGTTGGATCAGGTGCCGCGCACTAGAACAGCGGCGGACCATGTGACTCGGCGCGAATCCGAGACGGGGTCGGGTAGTTCTGCAGGCCCGGAGAACTCGTCGACGCGACAGATCGACGGGGAAACGATCTGTTCGTGGAGGGCGTTGAGTTTGCTACGCACACTCTGCGCGTTGATCATCGCTACGTCGATGTCGGGCGCCCACGATTCGATCGTGAGCTGCGCACTGTCGACAACGAGGTTGGCACGAGGCCCACCGGTGCGGAACACACGAACGAACGTGGTCGGTCGCGGGTTCGGTATGTCGTGGTGGAAGGCGAGAGCGGGCAGGGCAACCTTGAGCCGGGACAGGATGACAGCGGCGGCGTCCGGAAACGTGACGGCGCTCACCGTCGACCTGCGTCTATCGCACGGGTGAGCGAACGATCTTTGGCTTCGGCGAGCATCGCATCGAAATTGGCGGTCCACACCATGCCGTGCGCCCTGCTCTTGCCGACGACAACATCGTGGCCGAATTCGCCACCGTTCGAACCTGAGGCGGCGGTGTTGGCGATCGCCGCGGCCCGACGCCCGATGTCGGCGACAACCTCCGACGATGTCAACAGGTTGCGGACACCGGGTTGGTTGAGTTCGATCTTAACTTTGCTCATCCTGGTACCAACTCGACGAAAACTTCGATGTGATGTTCACCGCGTGGCGTCCACGCCGACAACGGTTCGCTTACCAGCTCGTACACCGTCGCGTCGATACGAACCCTGTCGCGTGCGGTGACCGCGGTGCCGGCGGGGAGAACGAGAACGAGGGTTGACGAGGTGGTGTTGCGACCGTCGACGTTCTCGGTTGATGACTGCTGAGCCAACCAACCGGATGTGGTTGATTCGGTTGCGGTCACCCAGTTGGGTTGCGGGTCGCCGTAGCCGTCGGTTCGTACTCCTGGGGTGATGATGTCGACGGTTCGAATCATCAACGATGCGAGAGACATCAGGTGATCCACGCCGGGGTGGTGATGATCTGACCGCCGACACGGCAGTAGACGTCGAGGATGTCTTTCTCCGATTGGAGAAGTCCGATAGGACCGGCGGCGCCGATCGTGCCGAGGGTGTAGCTGTAACCCTGTATCGATTCGCTCTGGATACCGGCGTCGATCGGGTCGCGACCGAAGGCGCGCATGACGATCGAGCAGCACACACCGACGATCTCATCAGGCACCGGGTTGTAGCCGTGGGTGTAGGTGACCGTGAGTGCGTTGACACCGTTGCGCCACGGTTCCCACGCCCAGTTGTCGGGGACGTTCGAGCTTGCCGATATCTGGTCGTTCCCCCACCGTTGGTACAGCACCGGGTCGCCGTTGACGTTGACAACCGTGGCGACATCCGTGACGGGGCGTTGCGGTAGCCGGATGCGACCGTTGCGGATCTGCAGGACGTCGGTTGTGGTTTCCTCGGTGATTGTCTGCCGGGGGTAGATACGGATGGTTGCCGAGGCGTCAGCGATCAACGCACCGACCCGTACGGCTTCGACGTCGGTCATGAGGCGACCGAGACGGGCTTGTACGTCGTCGGTGGTGCAAAGGTCAGGCACCGTATTCGCCGATCCATACGGTTTCGGCCCATGGCGTCGACGACCCGTACGGTTTGAACGTGCGGGTTTTGCTTTGCTTCCAACCGTCAGTCTTGTCGCGGTTCATCGTCGCGTCACGTGTGGCGCCGGCGCCGGTTTTCAAGAATTTGTCGAACGACGGGTTGTACCCGGCGGGCGCGGTGATCAACATTTTTCCCTTCGGGGCGAGCAGTGATCGCAGATGTTCGACGGCGCGTTCTGCGGCGTCGGGGTCTCGCGGTTCCGCGTCCCAGCCGACGTGCTCAAGGGTGGAGATCGACACGATCCACTTGAACTTGCCGGTGATGTCGAACACGTCGACGTTTTCGACACCGTCGGCTTTCTCGTAGAAGTCGACGACACGATGCCCGGTGACACCGTAGTGCGAGAGGACGTTGCCGACCTCTAGCCCGTGGGCGGAGTCTCTGCCTTTGAGCCATTCGAACGCGACCGCCAACTCGACGGCGCGTTCGTTCAAGATCGTGTTGTTGTACGGGGCGTCGAACCCTTCCAACGGGGTGCCGTGATATGTGAATTTCATCAGCGCCTCCTCAAGAACACCATCAGGTCGGGTCCGCCGTCGACTTCGCGAAGACCGACCGATTCCTTGTCGAATGTGCAACCGGCCGCATACTGGTCGTTGAACTGTGCGAACAGTGGGGTGCCGACACACCAGTAATCCCAGGTTCGTTCGGTGCAATGCCGGCGGTGGGTTGGGTCGGTGTAGCTGTTGTCCGACCGCCAGTGCGGCGTCGTCATGTGCAACAGGCCACCAGGTTTCAAGATCCGCCACGCCTCACGCATGAACGCCACCGGGTCGGCGACGTGTTCGAACACTTGCGATGCCCAAATCTCATCCTGCGACTGGTCGGCGAACGGCCACGGGACCACATCAAGGTCGTGGACGACGTTGACACCGGGGAGCGCTACAGCATCAACGTTGACCGCCTCGGAGTAGACGGCGTGGCCGCAACCGAGGTTGACGATCGCCTTCACAGCCACGACCCGGCCCATTCGTGGATGCCGTAGTTCTCCGGTGTCGGCCGGTATTCGCGACAGTCCTGTTTGCGGGTGTAGTGGACGGGGTAGAACGCCTCAGGCCCGAGCAGGGTGACGTCGTCACGACCGGGTAGGATCGAGGTGAACACTCCCGGTCCGGTTGACCATGCACCGTTGCCGGTGCGCCAGTCGGTGTTGTCGGTTTGGATGCGACGGACGGCTTCGTCGAGGCAGGCTTTGATCGCCGGGTGACCAGGCTCGGCGCCGAACACTGCGTCAGGTACGACGTTGGCGTCTTCCCATGCGGCGAAGCACCCGAGCCCGAGGAGCGGTGTTAGGGGACGATAGAGATACACGTCAGAATCAAGCCAGACGCCGCCAGATGCCGCCACAGCTTCTAACCGAACGAGTCCTGCTAGTTGTGCACCAGATTTCGCTAACGACCACACAGGGCTGGTGATCGGAAACTCGGTTGGGTTGATCGGGTCACGATAGGTGACCGCATCCCACAGCGGATGCCAGTCGCACGCCACCCACCAATAGAACTCGACGAGTTCCGAAGTTTCGGCGGGAACGGAGCGGATGAGACGTTGCGGAATCATGTCTTGAGTTCGGCGATCAATGCTCGCATCGCAACCGGGTCGTTAGCAGCGGCTCCGTACCGCTCAACCCTGGCGATGTTCTCGCCGATGTGCGGTCGGTCGGCTGACGGATGCCACAAATGCCAGCACACACCCGCCACACGTTGTGTGCCACCGCCGAGCGCTTCACACGCACGCCAAAAGGCGACATCCTCGGCACCCCAGCCGATCATTCCTTCGTCGAACCCGCCTACGTCATTCCACAGCGGGCGGGGAACGGCGAGCATCGAGGAGCAGGTGCCTTGCACCGAGGCGATCATCCCGGATTCCCAGTACCCGCTGTACCCGCTGATTATCTGATCGGACATTGCTTCGTTGAGGGCGTTCCACCATTCGAAAGCGATCACCATCTGACCTGATTTCGCCGCACGGCTGACCGCGGCGGCGATCTGGTCGGTGCCGACGAACGAGTCGGCGTCAGCGACAACGGCGACATCCCAATCACCGGCGGCGGTAGCGGCGGTGTTGATCGCCGCCGAGCGGTTGAACGGCCCTGTGTCGTGATAACCTTCGTAGATCGGCCAGTCCGGTTGTTCGGTTTCCCATCGTGAGCGGACGTAGACCCACAGTTGATCGCGACGTCCGTTGTCGGCGCGACGTGGTACGAGGATGACGACTCTCACGGCAGTTGCATTTCGGCCCGTAGGCGTGCGATCTTCTGGCGAGCTTTCTTGAGTTCGGTGACTGCGTTGTCGCGTTGGATCATCAGCGTTTGGGCCAGGTTTGCCAGTTGCAGGGCAATTCGTGCCGCTTCGATGTCCGATTCGTCATCGTGAGATGTAATCATCTCGTCAAGGGCGCTCTGTGCTTGAGCGATCATGTGTGCAAGCTGATCGCTCAACTCCTGAGGCAGGGGCGGGTATTCGCTGGTCAATGTCATGCTGGTACTCCCGTGCAGTGGAGGGCTTCGATGTGTGTGAGGAACCGATCCAAGTCGGCGGCGGGGTCGAGTTCGGTTGAGCGGGCCAACGCAAGATCGGAGGCTTTGGCCCACTCAACCGGATCGTGGAGACGTTCAATCTCGTCGAGCCACCCTTGACCGTCGTCGCGGTCGACGAAAACCCCGGCGTCACCGAGGGATTCGATGAGCCCGTCGGTGGGGTGTGCGATCGTCGGGATACCGCTAGCGGCGGCCTCTACCGCTGTCATACCCCATGTCTCGCGGTCGGATGGCATGAGCAGGATGCGGGTTCGGGTGTATACGTCGTCGCGCATGTTCGGCGTGTTGGGGATCATGTCGGCGTTCGGCTGTTGTTCGCCGTATTGGATGCCGTAGGAGCCTTTGACGCCGAGGAACAGGCGATGCGGTGCGCAGCGCACGAGCCGCCAGAACAGTTCACCGCCTTTTGCTTCGGATAGGTTGACAAGCGTCACCCGGTCGCCGGGTGTCGTGCGAAACCGTGCGGCGTCCACCGGGGGGTGGCAGACGATCGACGGGGATGGGCAGTCGACGGTGGCGGCGAGGTTTTGCGAGTTGAACACAACCAGCGCGGCGCCTTCGAGCGCAGCGAGTTTTTCGATGTGACCGTGCGCCATTCGAATGTTCGGTTTCCCCCATTTCGCAGCGAGGTTCGCGGCACGGTTGGTGTCACCGACGTGTGAGATGACAACGTCGGAGATCGCGACCGCTGTTTCGAGGGCGACCTGGTTGACATCCGGGCCGATCGTGACACCGTCGAGGGTGTCGGTTGATTGACCGTGGTCGGAGAGTACGAACACGTCGACGTGATGACCGCACGCGACGAGGTGACGGAGGTAGCCGTGGGTTGCAACCCACGCCCCGACGTTGCTCCGAGGAGGGTACGCCGGGACGAGGGCCGCAACACGCATCAGGTTGAGGTGACCGGAACGTTACCGACGTTCGTCAACTTGACGATGGCATCCGGGTCGGCGAGCACGAAACCGTACTCAGCCTCGGCGCGAATCGCCAGCAGGTTGTTCTGCCACAGCGACACAAGTGAGCCGCTGATCGTCACGGTGGCCTCGGTGGACACGTCGTAGCTGATGCCTCCGACGACACCCCACGCGGCTTGACCGAAATCGCCGGCGTAACCGACAACGGCGGTTTGGTTGGCGGTGGCGACGCCTTCACCCATGCGCGACGGGCGGTTCATCAGACGACCGGATGAGGTCGCCGAGTTCGCCTCGTCTTGCGGCAGGTCAACCCAGATCGGGCGACCTGTGGTGTCGACCGCGCCCCACAGGGACGGCTCCAAGACGGAGTCGAGCGCCCAGCCGGTGAGCTGGTAGCGGCGACCGGATGCGTCGGTGTCGGACACAACCTTGCGCATCGCCTCGACGAGGTCGACGTAGATGCCGCCGTTGGCGACCGTTGTGGTGCCAATCTCGGACGTCTTCGTTGCCTGGTCGAGGAACGTTGCGAACGGGCCGGCGCCGGCGGTGCCGTCTGGGCCTTCGTCGTGGGCGACGGCGCGGTCGAAGCTGATGGCGAATGATTCCGCCAACGCTTCGCGCATTGTCGCGATGTAGTTGCCGGGGTTGGCTCGGACAACCTCGGCGGAGACCACCAGGATCGCCGCCAACTTTTGTGGGGTCATCGACTTGAGCACCATCGTGCCGGCGCTAGCCGACTTGGCGACGCCTTCAGCCACCCATGTCGCCGAAGGGCGACCTGTGACGTAGGGGACGCTCACGCCGTTCCCGCCGAGCGGGATTTGCGGGATCAACTTCTGGAACACCGACTGGCGCGATGCCCGTTCGAAGATCGGGGCGGCGATGTCCGCCGGAAGGAATCCGGAGAAATCTGTGGTTTTGGTGGGGTTGCTGATCGCCATGGCGATGTTCTCCTATGGAGGGTGAGGGTTAGCGCTGAGCGCCAACCGCGTTTCTGAGTGCCTGCTCCAATTCGCCGCCGTTCAAAGCGGCGGTGGTACGACCACCACGGGCACCGAGACCGAGATCCCGCTTGACGGAAGGCTTGTCGCTTTCGTCGACTGCGGGGGCAACCCTGTCAACCCAGGCGGTGATCGCCTTGGTGTCGGGGTCGCCGTCTGCGTCGAGAAACTTCGATGCGTCCACGCCTTCGATGAGGGCGTCAACGTCGACGTTACGACCGGCGGCGGCGACACGGATCGCGGCTTCGGCGAGTTTTCCGCCTACTTCGCGTAACGCTTCCGTTCGTGCCTCCGCCCGTGCTTGTGCGACGGCTTTCTCGGTTTCGTTCATCGACGATTGTCTGAGCGTTTCGAGTTCCTTTGCGGCGTTGGCGTTAGCCTTGGCGCGGTCCTCGTGCTTGCGGGCTTGGGTCTTCCACTTCTCAACCTCGGCGGCCGTGGCGGCACCGGTGTCTGTTGTCGTGGTTGTGTCGTCGGTGGTTGTCGATCCTGTGGCCGTGTCGGTCGTGGAATCGGTGGTGTCAGTCATTGCAGGTTCCTCCATGCGGGGGTTGGTTGGTGCCCCATGCGGGGCGAGATCAGTCGAAGAGTGGGGCGGCTGTGCAGGAGCAGCGGTCGTGACCGAAGTCGGCGGAGTCGGCGGATTGGTATGTCTGCCCGGCTACCTCAAGGCACCACGGGCAGGCGCCACGATTCGGGAGTCGTTCCCACCCTCGCGGGTTTAGGTTGGTTTTGGCGACGAACAGGTCTCCGGTTTGACGTGCCGAAGAGTTGACGAGGTTGGCGACCACAGCCTCGACTCGGGATCGGCCGCCGAGTAGCGCCGCTTCGTACGAGTTACCGGATTTGAGTGCAAGCCAGACGGAGATGAACGGATCGCGCATGTCTGCAACGGCGGCGATCTCGTCTGGTTTCACAATCGGTGGACTGACGCCGGCGAGCGCCGTGTAGTAGCCGAGCGAATGACGGACGGATGCGATTTTCACCGTCTGCAACGGAGCCGCCGTAGCCACCGCGAGTGTTTCGATGTTGGCTTCGTCGTAGGCGGGTAGGCCATCCCAGATGCGATGGAGTGTCGGGGTGGCTTTGTCGACGACTGCGGCGAGCGCTGTCTGGTAGCGGCGGGTGAGCGGCCCGCGTAGTTCGTCAGATAGCCGAGGCATTGACGGTAGCGAATGTCGGTGCCATCAACGCGTCGGTTGCCCGTTCTGTTTCCATCCGTTCGATTTCTTGCGGCCCGAACTGCAACACCGACGCCATCACAGTTCGCCACGGCACACCAGCCGCTTGCGCCTTCGAGGCGGCGTCGTAGCGTTCGGCGAGCGTGAACCGCTCAGGTGGCGACCACAAAACTTCCATGTCCTGGCGGCGTGCCCTCACTTCGTCACCGGCCATGAGAAACGCCATCGACATCCACTGCTCAACCGATTCGCCCAACTGGGCGAGACGATCCTTGGCTTTGAAGATCAAACCCTCACGGGCGAGTGATGCACCTTCGGCGGAACCGTTGGCGGCGTCCGGGGTGAGGTAGAACAGCGGTGTACGGGTGACAGCAGCGAGATCTTGAATGTCGTCACGGATCGCGCTACGAATCGGACCGAGATCGACGGCGGCGGATTCCCATACTTCGGCGGTCGCCGGTAGAACCCACATCGCACCGGGGTCGGATGAGAAAATGTCGTCGTAGTTGATCTCGACACCGTCACGGTCGGTTGTCGGGACACCTTTCACGGCTCGCTGTTTGAACGCCTGCAAGGTGGCGATCTCGACACGCTGTAGGACGGTGAAGTTGATCCGGTCGAGAACACCGAGGTGCGGTTCGAACTCACCGGTTGCCACCCCGTACATGTCGGGGCGGCAGGCGAAACGAACGATCGGCACAATCGGCGCCGGGAGCTCCATGACGTCGGCGTCGAGTTCGAAATCTGTGACGTCAGCGGTTTTGGCTTTGCGGAACTTGATCACTTCACCGGGGAGGTACAGAAAGGCGACCTCTTCGTCGTCTTCGCAGAACATTTTCAGCCCGGCGATCGCTTTGCGACGACGGATCGGATCTTGTTCGGTGATCACCTGGCGCGGGTCCTCCGGTGTCATCACCGGTACACCGAGGTCTTCGTCGACGTCGCCAACCATCCCGTAGGAGCATCCCATCGAGAAACACGCCGAGGTGATCAGAGCGAAATCGGCGTCGAGTGAATTGGCCTGCCAAATCCCCCACGCCGTTTTGTCGTCAAGGTCGTCGCCGACGCCGCCGGTGCGGAACCCGTTCGGTGCGACACGTTCACGCAACGCCTCGACGACCAGTTCGGCGAAGTTGGTGCGCGACATCCGCATCAAACGGCTGTATGACTGGCGGATGGCTTTGGTTGCGATCGCCGGCACGGCGGCGCTGCCGTCGTAGTAGCTGTCAAGAAGGTCATAACCCGGTTGAGCCTCGGTGAGTTTGTCGCTGAGTCTTTTCAGCCACCACCCGTCGGAGCCCTGCGTCTTGGTATCCAGCACAGGCACCACCTCTCAACGGACACGCCGCGGGACGAAAGAATCCTCTGCCTCACCCGCCCCGGCAGCCACGGCGACGAGACGGGCTTGATAGGCGAGCACAGCGGCGATCGCCGCGTCGATCTTCAACGGCGAATCAGGGAACGCCTTACCGATTTGCAAACCCGAACGCGACATCCGTCGGCGGGCGTTCAACACGTGACGAGTCAAAGCGAAAGAACCGTCATGGGTGAGTTCACCGTCGACAACAGCCGAATGGAACTGCTCCAACGCCCTGACTGTTTGGATCGAGCGACCACCGGTCATCCACCACTCGATCGGATGCTGACGGGTTGCCTGCACCTTGAGCCGCTTCCCGTAGGTTGCTTCCCACTGGGCGACGTAGCTTTCCCATTTCGCCGGGTCAGCAAAAAACCCGGCCACCGTGAAACGGTCGAACACCGAGCGGATCGCCGACTCAACCTCAACCGTTGGAACCTGCCAATCGGTGACACCTGACGGTTGCTCCCACACGCTGAAAGCGAGCGGTTCGAACAGGTGACCATCCGACACCCGACACCCGATCAACGCCGTCGCGTCAGTGACACCTTGAGCACGCGAACGCGAACCGTCGAAACCGAGCGTGATCACATCACGATCAGCAATAATCTTCGCACCGTCGAAACAAGCCGCCCATTCAGGTTGCGACAACCACGCATCGGATGCGTGAGTGATCTGGTTCAGATAAAACCGACGCGCATCCTGAGGTTCGGTGTCAGGATCCCAATACTCGGCGACGATCCGATCCATGTTCACCCAACCACCGTTGACATCGGCGGCGTCACCGTAGGCGTAAGCAAGACCGCTACGAAGCGACACCTCGTTAACCGGGTCTGTCTCAGGCGGTGCTTCACGATGATCGAACAGCATCCCGGTGTGAATCCGGGTGCGACCCTCCTGCTGTTTCGAATACGCCTCAAACGACCGCTCAGCAACAGACCCAACACCTGGTTCGTAAGCGTTCGGTGTCTCAACCGAACAGCCGTTCACCTTCGCCAAGTTACGACGGATCGTGGCCGCCAACTTTCGACCACCGTTCGTGACAGTCCACGACTCGGTTTGATCCATCGCCACAAACACCGGTCGGAAACCTTCACGCGACAACCCTGACGCCGTGACCGCCTCGATACGGCCTCGCGGTGTGGCGATGAACGTCTCCATCGGGTCGATGTCGTAGTTGTCGTACACCGGACCTTTGCGAGCCATGTCAAGCGTCGGCTCCCAAGTGTTCGCCGTCTGATCCTCGGACACCGCGACGATCTGCACCTTCGCCTTAAATCCGAGCGACGTCCACTCACGACCAACCGGTTGGCCTTGAGAATCCCAACCGTCGAGCACCACCGGTGCTAAACCCTCAACGAGACACAACCCACCAACAATCGGCGACTTACCCCAACCCTTCGAACGAGACAGCACACCGCGACGAACCAAACGACCGTTGTTCATCGAACGCCCGACAACCGCCGGGCCTTTGAACTTCGGGTCAACCTCGTACAGCGCTAGCACGAAAGCCGCCTGCTCCTCCGTGAACGTTAACGCCTCACCGGCGGACGGACCGTCAGGTACCACCAGATTCGCCTCGATCCAGTCGAGCACAACCCAACCGAGAGTCGGACGCTCACCCGGCTCCGAAGGTTTCCACGGCACCGCTAACTCGCGTCCCGCAAACCGCCGTAACGCGCCCTCGCCGACGGTTGCGCATCACGACGAGCGTCCGCCTCCTCGGCTGCAGCAAACGTGATCTTCAACCGAGCACGATCCTCAGGTGTTGCACCAAACTTCGCGACCCGCAAACGCAGCTCTGCGGCGACACCGGTAGAACCCGACTTCCAAAACCGCGCATGCAACAACGCCGTGTCCATCAGCTCCGACCAATCCGTCGACGTGAACTCAGCCGACAGAGGCGAGTCGCCCCACATCTGCCACCACTGTTGAGTTCGCGCCGGCCACACAAACTCAGTCAGCTCGTCGTCAACCTCGATCTCGAACGTCGGCAGCTCCGGTTGAGCCACCGGTTCAGCCGTGATGACGCGCATCTCAGTCGGTCTGTTTCGCCGGGCTCGCTCATCCGGGTGCTTCGGAACAGGGCCTCGCGCCATGACTTGCCTCCCATGTCGGGACGTTGGTGCCCATGTCGGGCGATGCATGATCATGCAATGACAAACGATCTGGAACCCGTACAGCTTGCGAGCGACT